ATCACCATACTCCCACCCCAGTTTCTCCAGAGCAAGAGCCAGTTGTCCCAACATACCACCAGGATAAATCAGGCTGTCATCTAACACCCGCTCGTCTGGTTCAAGATTTCCGTTCATAAAAAGGGGAGTGTGAACTCTCCGTAGTCTAACAAGTTTTATTCTCTTTGTAAAGTCTTAGTAATTTCTGTGATTTCCTCACCCACAAGACAGTATTTTCAAATGCATTTGATGAAAATTCTGTATCATCATACACATATCGAGAAAATTGGAGATTGCCAGCAGCTATTATTCTTTCTCCTGGTTGACTCACTTTATCACAACCATGCAATGCCCAAGAAGGAAATACAATAAAATCTCCAGATCTCTGATGATTGGGGTAATGTTTATTCCCAAATGAATCAAGGAAGTAAAAACATTTTTGTTTTGGTACATCGATAAAGTGTAACCAAGACAAAGCTGGTCCACAATCAAAATGAGAATGAGTCCCATGACCATCAGTGGTATGATCATACATTTGCATCCACATACTTACACTATATTCACAAGTATGATGTAAACCTAGGTCTTTAAGGCAACGAGAAATAATATCACCATAAAATTCCTCCAAAGGTTCAACCATTGGTGTATCAGAAAATGCATTTCTACAAAATGTTGTATAGAACTCTCCGTCTTTTTTAGGAAATGATCTCAAATACTCTCTACAATCATCAATAAAAGATTTTTCAAATTGTCCTTTAGTTTGCCAGAGTATAAGCATAAAAAAGGGGAGTGTGAACTCCCCATAGTCTAACAAGTTTTATGACCAGTGTCAAAGGGCATTTCCTCTAGGAAGAACTTCCTCAGGGAACACAAAGTTTTCGTGTGGTTGGTCTACAGGTGCCAACCATGCACGGAGTCCTTCATTCAGAAGGATGTTCTTTGTGTAGAACGTCTCGAATTCTGGGTCTTCTGCTGCTCTGATTTCTTGGGAGATGAAATCATAAGCCCTAAGATTGAGAGCAAGACCAATAATACCGATGGAAGAAGTCCAGAGACCCATAACAGGGACAAACAACATAAAGAAATGAAGCCACCTCTTATTGCTAAACGCAATACCGAAGATCTGAGACCAGAAACGGTTTGCTGTAACCATTGAATAGGTCTCTTCTTCTTGGGTTGAGTCAAATGCTTTGAAGGTGTTTGCTTGTTCACCATCTTCGTACAGTGTGTTCTCCACTGTAACACCATGGATGGCTGAAAGTAAAGCCCCTCCCAGGATACCTGCTACACCCATCATGTGAAAGGGGTTGAGCGTCCAGTTATGG